GCTAATCCCGAAAAGAGCCGGGAAAGCACCCGCAAGCGACGCGCAGCTAATCCCGAAAAGGCCCGGGAGTATGCCCGGGAGTATGCCCGCAAGTGGCGTGCAGCTAATCCCGAAAAGAGCCGGGAAATAATCCGCAAATCGTGGTGCAAGTGTGTCGATAATCTTAATGACAATTATTTAAGGCATAAATTAAAAGACAACAACCTACCTATTACCCCAGAAACAATCGACTACAAACGTATTCAACTAAAGCTATACCGAGAAATCAAAAACCAACAAAACGATGAAAGAGATTAAGAACATCCGGGAATTGACGGCCGATTTGGGCCGCGTGTATGCAGAGCTTCGGGCACGAGAGATCGAGATCAAAGAGGCGTCTGAGATTGCCAACATTGCGGGTAAGATCATTAACGGAGCAAAGGCTGAGATGATGTACCGAATCGCCCGTAAGGAGAAGCCGTCGATACCTTTTTTCGATGCCGATGGCAAATAATTTTGCAGATTCGAATTAGATTTCGTAATATTGCCGTCTGAACCACTACACGATTATGAGACAGGACGGGAACCAAGCGCCACGGATGCAAGACGCGCTCCTTATGCACGGCAAAACTATTAAGGCAAATCTCGTTGTCATTCTTTTCGAAGACAACGGGGCAAAGATAGTATATTGCCCGGCGCTGAATGTCTATGGATACGGGCTGACGGATCAAGAGGCCCGGGAGTCTTTCGAATACTGTCTCGAAGAGTTCTTCGATTACACCGTTAAGAAAAAGACGCTGATTAAAGAGCTGGAGTCCCTCGGCTGGGAGATAAGGAGCCGACGGAAGTTTGCCGCCCCGGTATTCAGCCGGTTGTTGGAGAAGAACAAAACGCTGCGGAAAGTTATGGACACGAAAGATTTCAAGAAAGTGTCCGCTCCGGTCCGTATTCCCGCTATTTCGTAAATTCGCTATGGGGCGGCTGTCCAATATTTCGGCGCGACGATTCCGGGGTTTCCTCGAATCGAAAGGGTTAAAATGTATCAAGACCGAGGGCGGACACGAAAAATGGGCGCGGGCCGATTTGCGGCGGCCTGTCATGTTACAGACGCACGTTGATCCGGTTCCGGAGTTCATTGTGCGAAACAATCTAAAGACGATAGGCGCCACGATAAAAGAGCTTGTAGAATATCTTGGCAGTTGATGTTGCTGAGATATCCGTAATTTGTAAAACCGAGGCTGTGCTTCGGTTTTTTCGTTGGATTTTTTTTGCAGATTCGAAATGATTTCGTATATTTGCCTTTGCCAAAGAACTGCATTACGCAGCTAACAAGTACATACAAAGTCCTTTTGGGCGTGTTCCTGTTGCACTTCTACTCTGCGTAGTTGTGGTTCTTTGGCGAGAATAGGGGGCACGCCCTCTTTTTATACTATTGTATAACTAACTTGTGTTCAACAAATGCCAAAGAACAACACAAGTGGTACCGGGGTAAATAACACCCAGACCACACCGCGCGCAAAGCGTTTCCCGTATTTTCTCCGCGACATGCGGAAACTCACTCTGAGCGAAGAGCAAACCTACCAGGTATCCTTTACCGCAACCGTACACAAAGAGTACGGCAATCAACCCGTGGGGCTCGATTTTTCGTGTCCCTACAAAACGGTGCATCCTCTTCTTGCGCTGGGATATGCCATTGCCGACTGCGAAGACCGGTATTTCTCGACCGAAATAGAGGTCGGGTCGATTCGCATCAAAAAATTCTAAACCGCTGAATCATGGAGCATCTTGTAACGCTGGTTCTGCCGCTATTGGTGATAGCCGCAGTTTTCGGTATCGTCTACTCCGACAAGCGCATCTACGACGTCGTGGAGGTCATTCTCACCCGCGTATTTGAAAAATTCGATTAGTCATGGAACTTTATTGTGTGCAATGCCATCGACAAGTGGATGCGTTGCTTATGGCTGGATCGAAAATATATCCACATCGCCCTGATTTGTCCTATCTGACATTCTATCAATGTCCGAAATGCGGCAACTATGTAGGTACGCATCGGGACGGTCGCCCGCTGGGCACAATTCCGACTCCCGATTTGCGAGCATGGCGACATAAAGTCCATGAAACGATAGATGCGTATTGGCTTCCGACAAAAGACAGAGCCAAACGCAAGCGACTCTATAAAGCCATATCGGCATATATAGGCCGTGAATATCATACCGGAGAGATCAATTCAGTAGAAGAATGCCGACAGGTGATCGGATTCTATCAGAACTTTAAAAACGAGCTACAATGAACACACAATACCACACTACGGCAGCATCCCCAGCCCTTCCGGTTGCAGAAGAATTGGTAGACATCCCCAGCGAGCACATCACGGGTGAGCGCGGCGAATGGTCGAGAATCCGATCCCGGCTGACGGATGTGGATTTCAAGCTGATCTTCCAAGCCATCCGGGAAGCTATAGACAAGGATGTCCGGGGCGATCAGGACGGTCAGATATACACCGTAGCCTACAAAATCTACGACATCCGGGCGGTACATCATTACGAACCGATCACCGAAATGCGCTACGACGTGGATTTCGCATGTTACGAGGAAGTTCAGGTCGGATGCCGGGACAGCATCGAAATATTGAATGTCACCGACATCGACGGCCGGATATGGCCGGGCCACTTGGCCAGTTTGAGAAATTACGCAAAACGAAACAACTTATAATATCATGAAAACACGTATTGAGGTCAGAAGCCGTGCTACTGGCAAGCTGATCACCAGCCATGAGGAGAACCGCCGTATGACGGCCAAAGAAATCGAGAAAGCCAAACGGGATTGCATGCGCAATCTCGATCAGGCCAAAGTTACAGCACCGGAAGTAACCTATATCGAAGACTAAGCCATGGAAACGAACACCACATTACTGACCTTGAGCGGCGACCAACTTGCCCATCTGGCCCGGCGCCTCCCGGATGAGGCCGTTACGCCGCATCCTACGAAGAAATTCCTCTCGTCGATCAAATCCATTTATGTCACAGAACGTCTGAACGAAGTTTTCGGTGTCGGCCGCTGGCGTATCGAGACGGAGATTGTGGAACGTGTGGACCGAATGGTCGTCGTGAAGTTGAAATTCACGATCCCTGACTACGGGATATATTACGAGTGCTACGGAGGCAACGATAACCCGGACCTCGGGGACGCCTACAAGGGAGCCACGACGGACGCTATTACTAAGGTGGCGTCGTGGCTGGGGATTGGAGCCGACGTATTCAAAGGCAAGTATACGAACGGTGTAGCCCCGAAATCTACGCAAAGTACCCCGGCCACGAAAGCCCCGAAATCTACGCAAAGTGCCCCGGCTACCGCTCCAGCGACTCCGACCCGCAAGCGTATCACGATGGAACAGCTGGACGACGCCATCGTCTGCGACCAGCTGATGAAATGGATGTATGGATTTCTCACTACGGCCAACTATGCCGCGGATTTCGACGCCGGAGCGCGATTGCTGAAATCATACGATGCCGATGCGGAAGTCATAGATCGCTTCTCGGCACTCTTTGAATCATACCGTCAAGCACGAAAAAATGCGAAGTGATATGGAGACACAGGTAACATTGATTCGGGAAACGGCGTCTGTCTCCGAGCTGGCCGCCCGGGCTATCTCCTCGGTTGTAAACGGGGAGGTAGACCCGATAACGGCCTATATCAACATTAGCCGTATGGAAAAGGCCATAGCCCTCTACAAGGATAACGCCGATGTGCGAGACATCACGCTGCGGGAGTTATCCAAATACGGCAAGAAGCAGGCGTTCGGAGACTGTGTGCTTGAAGAGTGCGAATCCGGCGTCAAATACGATTATTCGATGTGCGGCGATAGCAAGCTGGCGGATATGTACGCCACGCTGGAAGCCCTGAAAGCCGACATCAAGGAACGGGAAACGATGTTGAAGCACATACCGTCATCCGGGGTTGCAGACCCCGATACTGGCGTGGTGATGTTCCCGCCGGCTCGGAGCAGCAAAACGGTAATTAAGACAACTTTCAAAAAACAATAGGAATAATGGCAGAACTTATCAATGTGTCGCTGTGTGTCAGCGACATTCCCAGGGACAAGATTTTCGTTGCCGAAAACGGCAAAAAGTACATCAGTATCTGCGTGTCGGAACTCCGCGAGGCTGACCAGTACGAGAACACGCATTGTGTGTTCATGCGTCAGTCCAAGGAGGAGCGCGAGCGCAAGGACAAACGAGTGTATGTAGGCCGGGGTAAGTCAGTGGTATTTCGTCCGGCGGAGCCGACGCCCGATCAAGTCGCCGATTTGCCGGTGGCCGAGACCGTAGATGGCCTCCCTTTCTGACGTAGCGCGGTATGGTTTACGATCTGAACACCGACATCGATCGGGAGCGCTTCAAACATCGCGTTAACGCCTTGTATGGCCGCCGTGCACTTGTCGAGTGTTCAGAGCGCAAACCGCAGCGCACGGGAAAGCAAAATCGCTATCTACATGTCATTCTTGGCGAATTCGCAATGCAGACCGGAAACCCGATGGAATATGTTAAACAAGAATATTTCAAGAGGTTATGCAATCCAGAATTATTTGTACGTGTCGAATACGACAAGCTGGCGAAGAAGGATGTTGAGCATTTGCGGTCAAGCCGTGACATTGATACCGGGGAAATGACAACGGCCATTGAGCGATTCCGTAATTGGGCCTCAATGGAGGCCGGTATCGACTTGCCGAACCCCGAAGATAACGAGTGGATCGCTTTCATAGAGCGGGAAATGCAACATCAAAAAATATGGCTGTAATACGGACATAGAATGAATTACTTAGACCTGATACGAAAATTTTGGCAACTTGACGCAACGTGGCAATTTGGCTGCTGTGAATCGAGGCTTTACTTCTATCTTATAGAACAAGCGAATCGGTTAGGCTGGCCGGATAACTTCACGCATTCCGATGCACGGACGTCGATCAATGTAGGGGTGTCACCCAAGAGCTTGCGCGCAGCCAAAAATCGTCTTATGCAGGCTGGGTTGATTTCATTTTCTGGGGGAGGTAAAGGTCGTGCCGATAAATGTAAATACACTTTTAGGTGTGCAGATTTACCACCTAAAGTAACACCTAACGGGACACCTAAAGGTACACCTAACGGGACACCTAAAATAGGGGATACTTCTTATATAGAAGATAAACTAAACCAAACATATAATCCCCCCTATAATCCCCCACAGGGGGAAATGGTAGGAATTCCGGATGAATTTGTGACATTGTGGGACAGCTTTAAGGGAAAACGCAAGTCGCTTGCTGATGACTATAAGGACTTTTGCAAAAAGACAGAGGGTTTGATTGTGGATTATGTTAAATTACGGCATCATTCTCAATTTGCAAAAAATGTCTACTTCCAGACATGGTTAAACGACTTTTTCCCGAAAAAATCCCGGCGTGAGCTTGATACCTCTGCTGTCGAACCTTCGTTCCAACCCATCGTGGCGGATTGGCTTTCTTACAAGTCTGAACGCGGACAGACCTATCGGCAGAGAGGATTCGATAGCTTATATGCACATCTTCTCAAACTTTCCGGGGGCAATGCGGATATCGCCCGTAAGATAATTAAACAATCTATGGCAAATAACTGGGCGGGGTTATTCCCGCTGAAAACGACAAATGACTATGGCCGAAATGCAGACAATCGGGTCGCTCGTAGCGACATTACCGGCGACGAACTCATGCGCCGTTGCGAGGAGCGAGTCAGATCGCGCCTTGCTTGCTCAATGGCGCGGGAAATGGGGGCGGACGGCGACGGTGATGTTGAAGCGTTTTAATCCCGGCGTGCAACGGTATTGTGCCGCTAACATTGATCGTTGCTTTACGGGGGACGCACCGTCTCTGTGGCAGGTGCGGAAAGCCTACGGTAGGGATGCGCTCGATTCGTGGCTGGATATTCAACTTACCGACCTCGTGAACTTTTGCGGCGTGAAAGGCAAGGAGGAATTTTCTCGGATCACCGACGCCGTGGTCGCGGTCATTGCGGACAACTTCGGATATCTGAAACTCTCTGAGTTGATGCTCTTTTTCCAGCGTTTCAAGGCGGGGCATTATGGGCATTTCTACGGCATGGTAGACCCGCTCGTGATTACCGAGGCGTTGCAGGTGTTTCTCGAATACCGCGCCGCCAAACTGGCCGCTATCGAACGCAAACGCCGCAAGTTGGAACAGCAGCAGCGGGAAGTGGATAGGGCCGAGCAGGAACGGCGGGGTGAACTGCTTACCGCCGAGGAGTGGAAAGATATAGGATGGCTTTTCAATATGTAACGACATGATCTACATCGGCATTGATACGGGAGTGCATACAGGCTTCGCCGTATGGCATTCGGACACAAAATACCTCGCGGAGGTAAGTACTGTGACAATAACTCAGGCAATGGAGCGCGTGAAGATGCTTGCGGACATCCTCGGAAAAGACAACATCCGGTTGTTCATCGAGGATGCCCGGCAGCGCAAGTGGTTCGGACACTCAGGGCGGGAGAAATTGCAGGGCGCAGGCTCCGTGAAACGCGATAGCCGCATTTGGGAGGACTGGTGTAGGGAACAAGGGCTGCAATATCGGATGATAGCTCCTGGGTACAACCGCACGAAACTCACGGAGGCACAGTTCAAATTCGTAACCCAGTGGCACGGGCGGTCGTCAGTTCATGGACGCGACGCTGCGATGCTTGTTTTCGGACGATAACTAACATTTAACCAACTACCAACAACTATGAGCAAAAATATTAAAATATCAATTAAGAACTGCTGGACAGGTTCTATTATTTTCGAGTATTCGAGCGTTGATAATACGCTCGCCAAAACAGTATTGGAGGCTTTGAAAGGCGGAGCCGACCTGCGCGGAGCCGA